GGGTCATTTCTATCCGCGCCCCCAGGTGATTTCGCGATCCTGGATCGCCGTGACATATTCAAACCCAAGATCACCCGGGAACAGCGCTTGCTGGCTTTCATGGGTGTAGCGCCAGGTCCGCGCCACGGTGAGATCAATCAGACGGCTCTCATAGCTGATCGTGATTGTGCAGGTGTCCGCGTCATCCTTGATTTCAGGGACATCGAGCCGACCTGAGAAGGCCTGCACCGGATCGGCGATGATGTCGCCTTCTTCTTCCAGCAACCCCAGCCAGATCCTGCCCGGCAGGCCCTGGCGCGCTTCATCGATAGCCATCTGCACAAGGTCCAGCGGCACGCCGGACAGCGACACGGCGGTGCCGCCTGCCACAACCTCACCGGTTTCATCGAGCGAGCCGAGGCCCAGGAGGGACCCAGCACCCGCCCAAGTCTCCCCGTTCCAACTCACCTCTCCCAGCCCCGACCAGATACGGACCCAGCCCGTGGCAAACTGACCCTCGAAGAAGATGACCGGCCTGAGGCTTTGATCAGCTAGTGCAGTGGCGAAAGCGCCAGTAAGATCGCGGCTCATCAGAGCGCCTCTCGCGCTGATATCGTAAAACGGTGCTGATCCGCCCGGCCGATCACCGAAGGGACCGGAGCCGTCAGCCGCAACAGAATCGACGGGGTCTCAAGACCGAGGAGCGTGCCGACCGGCACGGAAGCCCGAAGCGGCGGCACGAAGGCGAGCGTCACCTCGCTGCCCAAGGGCGTGACATCCGCCGTCAGCTGATACAGCCGCGTGGTGACATCCGAGCCCAGCTGGAAGAAGTCGCCTGCGCGCAGACCAAGCCCCCAGCCCGCCGTGCGCAGGGTGGATGCCCCTGCAGCCTGCGCTTCGATGACGTAAGGATTGCCCGCTGCAATCGGCACCTCGATCGAGGGATCGGGGAAGAGGAAACGGCCTCGCATTCCGCCAAGGGCTGTAAAGAAGGCCGAAAGCCGCCGGGCCTTGGCCCCTTGGGTCACCGCCATCTCGATCTGGTATTCCCACCAGGAGGCACCCCAGTCCTGGATCTGGGACGTGCCGGTGAAGGGCGAGCGCGCCTCGGCAACAGATGTCACTAAGCGGCGCTCGAGGGAGGACACGAGATTAAGGGGTAAGATCGGTATGCTCATCATATCACTTGGCCCCGTCGCCGCCCATCGGCCACGCTTTCTTTCGCCATACGGGCCAGTTCTGGCATTGCTGCGCGAAGGCGCGCGTCGATCTGCTCAGCCACGCCCATCTGGGCCCCACGCGCGTCAATGTTCACGGTGATGCCCGCGCCAGCGCTGCCGCCCCGGCCATAGTCAGCCGCCTCGCGCCGGTTCAACACCCGCTCGCCCCGCTGCAGGATCGTTGGAACCTCGTCGGGGCGGAGACCCGCCCAACCGCCGGAATGCATCCGCGGCGCACCAGCGAAGGCCATCGCAGGCACCTGCCGCGTGTGGCCTGACAACCCAACAATACCGCCCGCATGCGAGACGGCCGCCGCAACGGACCCGCCGCCAAAGATGCCGGAGAGCGCTGAGGCGATGGGCCCCAATACAGCCCGTTTGAACGACAGAACCGCAAGGTCGGCCAAGATCGAGCGCACGAGGCCCTTGAAGTCGAACTTGCCGGTCTCGACGAAGCTCCGGAACGCACTTTCCGCGCTGCTGAAGGCTGCGGTCAGGGTTTCCCCAAGGCCTTTGCCCCAATTCAGCGCGTCGGTGGCGTAGGCTTGAAGAGATTCTGAGACTGCACGCCACCCGGTGGCGATCCGTTCTCCGGCACTCCCAGCGCCACCGGCACGCCCCATGGCATTAGACAGCCGATTTGCAGAGACAGTCGCCTCATCCAGCGCCGCCGCGCCTTCTTCACCGGTGCCTGCAACGGCGTCACGAAGTGCGCCCCAGGAGGTGAGCGGGGCCGTCGCGCCACCCGCAAGATCGGTTGCAGCCTGTCGGTAGGTGTTTGCGGTGGCCAGCGCCTCGGCGGCGATCGTTTCAAGCCCAAGCTCGGGAACGGTGAGCGGGTTATCCTCGAAGGCGCGCCGAAATGCCTCTGCCGCAGCCGTTCCGGCATCTGCGGAGGCGCCTGCGAAGGGGTTGGGGATGTCACCGAGATTGATTTCGCCGATCTGACCAAAGGTGGTCTCGATACCTACAGCCGCCAGCGCATCTCGGATGTTTCCTGTGAAGGCGTCGATCCTGCGGATCGCGCCGTTCAGCATGGCCTCGATCCCATCGAGCATGCGGTTGGCGGCTGAGAAGACCAGATCACCGATCACCGCTGGCAGCCGCGACCAGATCTCGCGCACGGCAAGAAGCGCGCCCGCGAAGGTGTTGGCTGTCGCGTTGCCAAAAGCTACGACACTCTCGATAGCCCCGGCCATGCCCGTCGCGGCATCGGATTTCAGATCGTAGAACATAGCCGTGGCCGTAGCCCCCGCGCTTGATACCCCCATCTTGATCCGGTCCCAGACCTCGACCGCGACGTCTTTTAAAAGACCCATAGCCTCGCCGAAGCTGCCTGCGCCGGAGGATAGACGGGTAAACCAATAGACCAACTCGCCAGCGCCTACGATCAACGCGCCAATGCCGGTGCGGATGAGCGCGCCCTTCAGAACCACCAGGGTCGTAGCGAGACCTCGGACCGACAGCGCCGCGGCGGCCATCGCCGAGACCCAGCGACCAGCGAGGAAGGTGGCGAAAGTCCCAGCATAGATCGCGAGCCGATCAAGGTTGCTCAGCACAGCATCAAAAGTCCGGCTGATTGGGCTGGTACTGGACGCAAGGGCGACAAACGCGTTGGCCACCGCCTCCAGCGACGGAGCAAGAGCCACGACAATCCGGTTGCGCACCCCGGTAAAGACCTGCCCGATGCTCACAAGTGCCAGTTCCGACCGGCGCATGGCAGCGATGGCATCCGCGTCGAGCACCGCGCCAAGTGCCTGTGCCCGTGTTCCAAGCCGCGTCATCTCCGCCCCACCGTTTTGCAGCAGCGGGATAAGTCGTGTCGTATCCGAGGCCATGGCCTCGAGATAGAAGGTCATCTCTTGTTGGCTGACGCCCGCGCGCTCGAGACTGTCGACATAGAGCTGTAGCGCTTCCGGCCCCGAGAGCCGGGCGAACTGGTCTGCCGTCACGCCCACACGTGGCGCGATGTTCTCAAAGAAGTCGGCCATAGGGCCGCCGCTCGTCTGCAGGAAATCCCCCACGCGGTCATTCACGTCCTTCAGGATATCGGCCAGCTTCTCTTGCTCGATCCCCACCGTGGCCGAGGCCGCTGACCAGCGCTGGAAGACCTCCGGGGTGGCATTAGCAACCTGGGAAAGCTGGCTGATCTCGTTGGCGGCGGCAACGGTCGAGCGGGTCATCGCGACGACGGCAGCAGCAAGCGCCGTGGCGGCTGCAGTCGCCGCAATCCGGGTCCGGCGCGCGAAGGCTGCCATTCGCGCATTAGCCTGATCCAGCTCATGGCTCAGACGTCCCATGCCACGAGACCCGGCGACACCGACGCCTTCCAACTCGGCGCGCACTTGGCGCCCGCCACTCGCGGAGAGGCGGACGGAAACACGTTTTTCAGCCATTATGGGTCCTTGCAGGATGTATCACGTCGTGATACACTTGAGTACATGATTGTAAGCACAAAAGGAAAGCTGGCCGGTGGAGCGGTGCAGGACCAGTTTGGCAAAGGCTTTCCAGCGGACATCATAAAACGCACCCGCGCTATACTTTCAGCACTGGATGCCGCCGTCGTGCTTGAAGATTTACGGTTTCCGCCGGGCAATCATCTTGAAGCCCTAAGTGGCAACCGGACAGGACAACACTCGGTGCGCATTAATGGACAATGGCGCATTTGTTTTATTTGGACCGATCAAGGACCTGCCGAGGTCGAGATCGTGGACTATCACTAGGAGGGCCTGACATGAGCCTTATGACCAACCCATCCCATGCCGGCGACGTCTTGGCAGAGCTGTACTTGACCCCACTCGATATGAGCGCAATCACGCTTGCCGCAAAACTTGGTGTGCCGCGCACCCGGATCGAGCGCCTAGTAAAAGGCCAAACCGCCATAACAGTGGATACGGCGATGCGGCTTGCCCGGTTTTTCTCAACGACGCCAGAGTACTGGATGAACCTTCAACGCGCCTGGGATTTGGCGCGCGCTCGCGAGACAATTGACGTCTCAGGCATCAAACCCCTCGAGGCCGCCTGAACTCGTTCGCTCGGTTGCCCTGCGCACCATCACCGCCTCAATGGATGGCAGCAGTTCTGCAATGATGAGGGGCTGGAGCCCTAATGCCGTCCCGAGTTGCAGGGCCGCACCCATGTCCCAGCCCAAGACCGCTCCTCCGCTCATGCCGCCGGAAACGCGCACCTGTCCGCCGAGGCGCTGAACCAGATCCCAGATCTGCCAGCCCTCAACAGTTTGTGGTGCATGAAGGCTGCGCGGGCATTCCGCGCAAACAGCGCCACACCCCGCGCAATAGTCACCGCCCCCGCCGAACTCCCAGTCCGCGAGAGCGGTCAGCCGTTTTTTTCCGCATCCAGAATGAGCGCGCCTGCAATGTATTTGGTTTGGAAGGCCTCAAAGATCGGCCAGAGCTCCAGAAGGGCATCGATACCTTCGAGCGTCAGGGGCAGCATTTTGCCGTCCTCGTCGCCGACGCCGTCCCAGTCTTTTACAACGATGCGCGCGACGGCCTTTGCCACGATGCGTGCGAGATCGTCGTTGGAGGCAGTGCCTTCAACATAAGTTGCGGCGGCGACGATCGCCGGATCGCTGCGCGCCGCCAGCATGATGGCCGTGGTCAGGGGCTCTACCAGCAGGCGAACGCCATGGCCAAGATCAAGCCAATGCGGTTCTGTGGACAGATTTAATCGAAGCATTAGTAATCCTCGCGGTCATTCGTGAGCGTGACAGTACACATCCGGTCCACCACCGGATCGCTCGCCGCCTGCCAATCAAAAGTCGCCTGCACACCTTGAGGGCCTGAGATCTCGATCCGGGGGCGCGGCAGGTAAACCGCATGGGCTGTCAGCGTCAGGCTCTCGCCCGTGGTTAGCGAGTAGGAAAACTCCAGCTCGCAGGCCTCGCCGTTGATGGCTTGGTTCACCAGCGTCTGATCTGCAAAGCGGACAACCACGTTGCCATTCAGTGCTGCAATCGATGGGTCCGCGCCATCGATCTTGCCATCGGCCCGGATCGTCTCGATGCGATCTAGATTGTTGGCATAGGTCAGATCGGCAGAGACAACATTCCCGATGTTGGTCCCATTGCGCGTGATAGCTCCGTTGAAATGCCCGAAGCGTTTCAGCGCGATGTTGGCCGGTGTCCCTGCCGCACTGGTCGTGGCGATCTCCTCGCCCTGGGCCACAATGCTGGCCGTGGCCGTTAGCAGACCAGAGCGCGCCATCTGCCAGTTGAGGCTGTCGACCATGCACCCGGAATACATTGCATAGCGCGGTACCTCGGGCATGCCGGTCTCGACAGAGAACGACGGCAGCGCCCAGTTTCCAGAGCGGAATGCATGAGTATAGGGGGCGTCGGCGCCCGTGGTCGTGGGCGCCCCAAACGCGGCCTTTAGCCAAAAGCCGAAAGCCTCAGCATCAATGGGCACCACCACATTGCCGTCCGCCGTCACCGCATCCTTGATCGGGGCTTGTGGATCGCGCCCGTAGCCCAGCAGTTCTGATGTCTGCAACGGTTGCTCTGCCCCCAGCGTCGTGCTGGCAAAAGGCATCTTGGTGTAGCCGCTCGCAGGCGGCGCGCCGTATGTCGTCTCAAACGCAAGCGCCATTTGCGCCCGCGCCCCTTGGGCTCGTGCCATGGTAATTTCTCCTCAGCTTCGAAAGATTAAACGGGCCTGGCTTGACGCCGGCGTTGGTGGGCCCCTAGCTGCCCCCACGTTTCAACGAAGGAGTGCCCTCATGGCCGATTACAAAACATCATCGAGCCCAAGCGCGCCAAGCCAGACAGAGCGCAAGCGCTCCACCTTTGCAGATGATCTGAGGATTGAAGGCAATATTACCTGCGAAGGCATTCTAGAGTTTGGCGGTCAGCTGACCGGTGATCTCACCGCTGATGCAGTGGTTTTGACACCTACGGCTCGGGTCAAGGGTAGCGTTCGTGCCCGCCAGCTGACCATTGAAGGCAAGCTAGAAGGTGATGTGACCGCAATGCATGTCAGTATCAAAACTGGTGCGCGCGTAATGGCCAGTGTGGCCTACGATCGCCTCGACATCGCCTCTGGGGCCCAAGTCGAGGGCGCATACAGCCGGGTGGATGCAGGAAAGTTCAAGCTTTAAGCCAAAGGATCGTTCGTCCCATAGTGCAATAGCACGGGCAAGATGGCAGCTTTTATACTGGCCGCACCCTCGACTGGAAGATCGACAGGTTCAGGGGCCTCTGCCTCGACCCAATCGCATAACCCCCGCAATGTCCGGTCGGCGGCAATGACAGCGCCGATGCGAGCCGTAAGTGCGTCAAACAAACCGTCGCGGTCTCTTGAAGATTGTACGATGACCTCGAGTTCGGCACGGTGCTGGTAATGATACGCCAGTGGTGACAGTGTCACAGCGGGCTCGCCAGGGCTGCCGTCACGCAGGATCATGAGACCTGCGGGCGGGATGCGTTCCGGCAAAACTTCACCGCGTTGAACCGGCACATGTGGGATCGTGCGCAAGAGGTCTGCCAAAGCGGTGAGGATGGTCTCGCGGGTGGTGGACATCTCGGTCTTTGCCATTAGGTCATTTCTTGACATGTACGGCTTTATACCGTACGTATTGGAAAAAGGAGTTCCCTCATGTTTGCTACTGAGAGCATCACACCGACCTCTGGCAAGATGGAGGCGCGCAAGGAATTGCGCCTGCATCGCGCTGATGAAGAACGCATCCGAGCCGCCGCAGCAGCAACCGGTTTGCAGGAAGCCGATTTCATTCGCCAGGCTGCGCTCTTACGTGCGCAGGAGGTCGAACAGCGTTTGTCGCTTTCAGTCCTGCCCATCGAGGCATTTGAGGCATTTCGCAGCGCGATCGAGGCGCCAGGCAAAGTCGTGACAGGGCTGGCGCGCGCTGCGGCCGCTAGCAAAGGTCATCTGACGGATGCCAAGTAAAGCACCGGTGGATCAACCCGCCCTTGTGATCGCGAAATTCGACAAGGCGCTGCATGATCGTAGCGCCTTTTCTTGTGGCTTTGGCCCGATCGATAATTTCCTAAAATCCTCGCTCTCGGATCAGATCAAGACCGGGATGGTCGCTGCTTGGATGGCCACGGCTGAAGGCGACCCAGCCGTTTTGGGGTTTTATACTCTTGGCGCACTGGCCATTCGCGCCAATCTCGGTCCGGGTAAATGGCAACGTGCCGGCGTGCCGGACATCCCGGTAATCTATATCCGTGCAGTTGCGGTGCGCAGTGACATGCAGGGCCAGGGCCTTGGCACAGCGCTTCTCATTGATGCCATGACGCGTTGCCTTGGCATCGCGGATCAGATGGGGGCAGCTGCCGTTGTCCTCGATGTTCTAGAGGACAACCAGTTTGAGCAACGCTGGCGCTTCTATAAAGGGCTTGGCTTTATACCATTGGGTGATCCCGACAATCCGCAGCGGGTTTATATTTCGATGGCAGATATCAGGGCGACGCTTGGCTGACATTGGCGTTCAAACCCTCTCTGAGAACCAATTCGCCACGATCAACCCCGGTACCGCTGCCTCCGCGCGCTTAGCATCCCGCGCTAGATTGAGCCGTTTGGCGAGTTTCACCTGCGGCACCAGCAGAAAGATCGGCACCGTACTCCGTCCTCGCCCAGTTTTGGACCGCGAGGCCACACCTAGCCCTCGGCTGTTCAGGCGCCCATCCGCCACGAGCAAGCTTGGACCTCCCCGCCGATAAACAAACCGAAGTCGCAGACCGCGCCGCCGCTCCCATTCGCCGGGCGTGAGCGCCTTGCCGCGCGTGCCCTTACCGGCCGCGGGCGTTGGGATGGCAAGCCAAAACCCGTCCTTTGACCGGATCAGCGGGCCGGTGTCATGCGCCCCAATGATCTGGGGTGCATTCGACCAGACAAGAGCCGCCGCTTTTAGGCTTTCGCCTGATTTTGGGTAGGTTTGGCTCCGGATTGAATTCGCAAGGCGCCGGCCAAGGCCAGCTTGCGTAATCTGGCCCCGCCAGTTTTGTTTCAGATCCGAGCCCGCCTGCCGCATTGCTCGGGTCACAGCCTTTTCACCAGCAAGGATCTCGGCTTGCATGGACGCTACGATGTCGCCGGTCACCGAGAGATCGAGTTTCATGCAGGCGTTGCCTCTATGGTCCAGATCAGCCGCTCGCGATCACGGATCGGCTCGCCCTGGATCAGGAAGGTTTCCTCACCGAGCAGTATCTGCTCATCGGGCCGGGGTGCGGGGAGTTCGGAGACACGCACATCAAAGCGCAGTGACTCTGACATCAGGCGCGCGGCCCCGAATGTGGTCACGTCATCATTGCGGCGCATGATGACGCGGATGCGGATGAACTGCCCCTCGCAGTCGCGATGCCAGGCCTCATGGGCGAGGTTCGGATCAGCGAAGAGCAGATCGAGGGCCCCGGAAAATGCCGTCATGTCTCAGCGGCCTCAGTTCGAGCTGAAGAGCCTGATGGCGAGCCGTGGGCGCTTGTTCACTGGCAAGGTGGAGGCCTCTGTCATGAGATCGATCCAACGTCCCTTGCTGTCTATCTGCTGGCGCGCATATAGTGGCAAACCGACGGTATTGGCCGTCTCGAGAAGGTTGGCGGGCCCGCCATAGGTGGTGAAGGTGTCGAAGGTGCCAAGGGGGAAGGCGATGCCTTCGCCTGCGGGGATCAAGCGCTCCGTTGTCCCGTTCGAGAGCGTAACGGAGCCGTTATATTCCTCGAAGAGCAGCCCCGCGAAGGGGAAGGCGCGGCGCATGTCTTCCCGCAACGGCTGACCTCCATTTGCAGAGAAGTATTTATAGGCTTCTTCGGTCTTTGGGTGGCTGATTAATTTATCGAAGAATTCGGAGCTGATCAAAGCATGGGCTGTGGTCATGGTCTCGCCCAAGAGATTATCTTCGATGGCACGTAAAAGACTGCGCACTTTACTCTGGATATTGGTGCCTGCCGTCCCGAAAACGAAGTCGACCTCAATCGGCTCCAAGCCAAATTCAGTGAAGTAGTTGTAGAGGGTGGTGCCCGCGCCATCCTTCACGATGCCGCGCAGCGCATTCATCTCCATGTATTCGCGGGTCTGGGCATGTTTGCGGCGCATGAGCGTCAGCTTGCGGTTCATCACCTCTACCAGAGGATCGGCGGCGTCTGAAACGCCGAGGG